AGATTCTTCTTTGACTGTTGCCCATCCTTGGCAATCGCTTTGCTTGTCTGAAATGTAATATGGCATTTTTGTCCTAAATCAGAAGCAGAACTTCTGCATCGTCTTCAAGTATGGAGAAGGAAATTTCTGCCATTGCTCGTGCGCTGACAGAACCAAGCGAAGCAATCGCGCCTGCAATGACAGTTGAAATTTCAACTTCTTGCTCTTGGGTTGGTTGCGCAAAGTTTGGTTGAACATAATTTGGTGATCCAAGACCGCCTGCCACACCAGGAGTTGCAGGTCGCGTGTTGGCATTTGCTTCTAATCCACCAAGACTTGCACTAGCCGTTGCCTGAATGAAATCTGCGGCGCGGGCGTTTGCCGTCAGTGCGCCGAGTGCGCCTGTCGCGGTGGCATTGTGGGTGACAAGTGAACTTGAACTTGATCCAAGCGAACCTAAATCCGCCGAAGCGGTAGCAATGACAACAGGGCCGAGAAGGTCTGTGTCAAGAACGCCTGAATCAAGAACAAATTGTGATGGCATTCTAAGAAGCCAAAGTCAATGATGCCGTTAGTGAGCCACTTGGAATGGTGTAAGTATCACCGGCAGTATAAGCATTGCCAACGATAGTGCCACTGAATAAGAAATTGCCAGCAGAAGCATTATCCCAAGCAGTGAAAAAAGTAGCGTCTTCAGAACCGGCGATGTTTGTCCAAGTGACTGCAGCATCAGAAGCAATTGAACCGCTAGACGCGGCAGCAAAAGTGACTTCTTTACGAGTTGTTTCAGTAGCAGCATTGGCAGTTCCATTCGCCCCAGGGTCGCCCGTGTGGAGTTTGACATAGACATTTGCCGCAGAGTAAGCAGTGGCATTACCGACTGCATCAAGGAACTTATTTGCTAAGTATGAACTCAATCCTGTTGCCATTACTCATCTCCCTCGATGAACTCTTCAATGACTTCTGCAATACGGCCTTGCTCGTCACGAACAACCTTCTTGCGAACTTTGCGCCGGTCAATTTGATTTGTGACTTCAACCTTTGGTGCTTCAACATTAACTGTCGGTGCATCCACACGAACTTCAGGTGATTCAAGCATTACCATCGCAGGTTCAACTTTGACATTTGGCGCCGCTACATTCACGACAGGCTCAGGAATGTTGACCACAGTTCCGTTATTGCGAGCCTCACGAACATCATAGGCAGCAGATGGGTCGTTTGGATCAATCTGTGAAATTGGTTGAAGTTGTGAACTTGGAACGCCTGTGTGTGCGATAGGCACCATTTCAACCGCCTTGAGGACTTCTTCAGGATCAAAGCCAACTTGAACCAACTTGCTCACAATGTCAGCTCGTAGGTTTAGTCCGACATCCTTGGCATCGGCAGCATCAATGTTCTGCAATGGAACACGGAACTGATCGCCTGCTTCTCCGATAGGTGACAAATCTTCAACTGAGCGAACATCGTTCAATGATAGGAAACCTTCACGAAGGCCCTTGGTATAGGCCTCATAACGCTCAAGCGTTGTGCCACGAAGGAGAGCATCAAGGTTGAATTTGATAAAGCCATCTGACTCAGGAAGCAATGCCGAAAGGCTTTGCTCTAGTCGCTCAAGTAGCGGGCGAAGGCTATGTTGGACAAATGAGAGGTTTTGAGCTTCAACCGAGGCAAATGACATGGCACCTGCTACGGGATGCCCTAAAAGGCTCACAGGAACGCGGAAAAGGCGTGCTATATCTTCAACATTAAAGCGACGAGCCTCAAGCAACTGAGCATCGGCGGCGTTCAAAGTCAAAGGCTTGAAAGCGGCGCCACCTGACAAGATACCGATTTTGCCAGCGCGATAAGGGCCTGTGTGAGTGATGTTCCAATCACGGCCAATATCTTGCGCCTGCTCTTGAGTCAGTTCGCCAGGAACTTCAATAACTCCGCCAGGGTTGGCAGCGTTGCCGAAGTAAGCGGCAGCGTAGGTGTCTGCGGCCATTGCCGCGCCTATGGTAAGGCGAGCGGCAGAAACAGGGCCGAGGCCATAGTGTGATCCTGGAAGTCTGAACATCGGGATATGCAAGATTTCCCTACTCGTCAGAATCTCGGTGCGTGCCTCATTGACATCACGAATTGTGATTTCATAAACCAAAGGTTCATTAGGGCGCAGGCGCTTGATGCGAACCTCGTCAGGGTTCAAGCAATAAAGTTCAAATACTTCATCGTTCTCATCACGAACTGTCAAGATGAAAGCGTTGCCGTGAAGGTTGAGCGAGGCAATAACTTGCTCAAAGAACTCAAGACGCGAGGTTTCAGGATTTGGGCGGTTTATCCATTCAGGTTGTGAACCATAGACCGCAGCATAAGAAATTCTATTGCGACCACGGCGAACATAGGCTCCAAGTGGAAGCGATGAAATCGTGTCACCGAGTAGGCGAACACAGGCATACACAGTTGACATTCGGATAGCAGAGTCGGCAGTGACATCAATTCCTGATGGCGCCATAAACGCAGGGCGACCAGGAATGAGTGGTTCAACCCATTGCGAATCATTTGACCGCTTGGCAAATCCACTACGAATGCGCTTTGAAATTCCCATCAGTTAGCCTTCTCCGTGATCCATACTAGAAATGACCCCAAGCAGATGAGAGCTAGAGGAATTGAAAGTAACGCAAGACCTGTCGTGGCAATGACTAATCCGCCAAAGCCAACGAGGGCAGAAATATCAAGTTTTTTCATATCGCCTCTCAGACCTGTATTGAAAAGAATTTTGCCACAGGCGCCTTCGGCGGTGGCGGTTGTGTTGCCCTGTCATAGCCAAAAATAGCAGCGACGGCGGCATCCACTTTGCGCCGTGCCGATGCCTTGGCGACCATCACTCCGCGACTTGACTGCTTGGTGACGCAGTTGGCGATGTGTCTAGCAAGACCTTCGTGTCCATCGTGTGTGAATGACTGATTGACGACTGCCTCATAGAACTTTTGCGTTGCAGGAACCATGCGTTCTGCTGAGTTGGGATAAGCCACAACGGGCAATCCTTCTTCGTCAAGAACCATAAAGGTTCTGTTCCACCTTGCGGGATCGAAAACAATTTCTCGGACATTGATTCGATTATTGCGTGCAGTGTTGATGATTGCTTGCTCGACCTCTGCGACCGGCACGAACCATCCTTGTTCTGCATTATCAGGCTTCTCCCATAATCCAATGACTGAGCAATGTGGCTTTTCTCCGCCGAGATACCACGCAAGCAAAGCGGTTGAGTCATTGGAAAACGAACCATCAAAGGCAAGCACTACATCTTCGCCAGGAATGTTCGGTCTGCCGTCATAGACAAGAGCTTGCCATGAACCTTGCGGAAGCCACGCAGTTGTGGTGCTGACAAATGTGTTGCATCGCTTGGTGCGGAATTCTGCTTCAGGTGTTCGCAAGACTGCCGACTCAAAATCTTGTGTGTCAACAATATCGCCAAGACCAGGGTTTGCTTCTGCCCACACTTCAGGTTTTCTATGGTCGGCATCAACGGCGGTTGGTTCCCACCACGCAAAGAAGAACGATGGATCGGTTGCTTCGCCTTTGACTAACTTCTGTCCGTATTGATAGAGCGAGTAACAGAGCGAGTCTTGACCATTTGCCGATGTTTTGACGCCCGCAGTTGTAATGCCGAAAAGTAAAGAATCCGCACGAGCGCCACCGGCAAGGGAAAGCGTGTTCCATAAATCCCACGAGGGTTGTGCGTGAACCTCGTCAAAGATGACAAGCGGTGAAGGGTTGAGGCCTTCTTTGGTGTATGCCTCGGCAGAGAGAACACGATAAACACTCGCCTTGTCTTTGTATTCAATAGCGTCACGATAGAGAGTGAACATTGAGGAAAGTTCTTCATCAAGTTCAATCATTCGTTTTGCAGTTCCGAAAACGATGCGTGCTTGATCTCTATCTGCTGCGCACGAATAAATTTCTGATCCGTTGCCACCGATAGTCAAGCCTGCAAGACCCATTGACGCTGCCAATGCTGACTTGCCATTCTTGCGAGCCATTCCGACAAGGGCAGTGCGATGTCTGAATCTGCCATCGTCTCGGCGAGCTAGTGCGTGGCGTAGAAGTTCCTTCTGCCAATCACGAAGCACGAGAAGTTTTCCGGCAGGAGAAGCGACGGAATCTTTCGTCACTCGACAAACGGCCTCTGCGAACTTGGCATAGATGTCGCCATCGCCTGCGTCTTGCTGCGACTGTGGCACCGGCGTAAGCCAACGCGGGGGCCAACTGTGATTCTTTTGTTTATTTTTCTTTGGCGGCATCGCGCTTGTGCAATAGGTCTTCTATCTTGCTTCGTGCCTTGACCTCTGCAACCCCCAATTTGGTTCTATCGGTCGGACTCATTCCGAGAAGACTAAGCATAGTTTGAAGTTGCGCATCTAGGCTTCGCAACGCCACACGATCTCGCCAATCGCCTGTGCCTCGCAAGACTTGTAGGCGGAGTTGAGAGCGTTCATCCATAGACTCGCAAAGCAGAGTCACCATCTCAAGGTCTGAGTTCGAGCTAATCCAAGTGCGACCTTGCTCCCAAATTCGATTCCATAATTTCAGACCTTCGGTGCCTAATGGCCTTGGCGCTGCCGGTGGCTCGGTGGCCATCGGTAGCGCAATCAATTTGCCTTGGTCGGGAAGAGCGCGTTTGCCAGGGTTGCCTAGTTTTCTCTTGACCTCGTTAGGCTTGGGCGGATTCGGCATTACTAATCAACTTGGCTTTCTCGCCCGTTAAAGTTTCCCATCGTTGGATGATGACATCACAATACTTAGGGTCTAGTTCTAATCCATAACATATACGACCCATTTCTTCACAGGCTATTAGTGTTGTTCCACTACCTAGAAAAAAATCAAGAATCAAGTCGTCTTTTTTACTATCTCTCTCTAAGGCTCTTCGAGGTAACGCTAAAGGTTTTTGAGTAGGATGCGCTTTTAATAATTCGTCAGTCATGTGAATTCTTCGCACAAACCAAATTTCTTTTTTAGTTTTTGGAAAGCGCCAAGAGATTTCAAATGATGATCCAAATACTTTATTTTCATCTTCCGAATGAGCTTTAGCCCAAACGATTATTGAACCATTATTCCATTCAGAAATAGTGTTTGGATAATAGTCAGCACCCCATACATACCAAATTGGAGCATCGGTCATTTTCCATATTGCACTGAAGTCAAATGGTTTATCATCATTTTTTATTTGACTGTATTTCGTTGTTGTGTTTCCCATCTTGGAATAATCAGTATCTAAATTGATTCCGTATGGCGGATCAGTGAAAACCATATCTGCTTTTGCACCATCCATTAGGCGTGCAACAGTTGCTTCATCAGTGCTATCACCGCACAATAAGCGATGACGACCTAAGTGATACAGGTCACCTAGTTTTGTTTTTGGTTCAATAG